TAGAACAACAAGCACAATCTACTCCTTACATAAAGTCAGAAAATAGTGTATTTGGGGTAAGAAAATCATCTACTACTAACTTATTACCTTATAGTGAAGATTTTAGTCAATGGAATATTAAGCAAGGAACAGAAACTTTAAATTATGGAATAAGTCCTGATGGTACACAAAATTCTACTAGAATAGTTTTTTCAGGTGCAAACTTGCAATTTTCAAAACAATTAACAACAGGAACACCCTCAACAGGTTCAATATATGTTAAAGGTGTTAATGGAGAAACTATTAATTTTGGACTTGAAAATTCTGAATCTATTTTTACTTTAAATGGAGAATGGCAAAGAATACAAAAGACAGGAACTGCAACAAGTAATAAAATAACAGTAAATACTTATGGTGGTGCTACTGCTAGAGATATACAAGTATGGGGCGCACAGTTAGAAGAACAAACACAAGCAGAAACGTATGCTAAAACAACAGGATTACCTGTTACAATAGATTTATTTACAGAAAACAACTATGGTACTATGACTAATATGTCTGCATCAGATATAGTAGAAGATACACCTTAAAAAATTAAAATTATGATATATACAACACCAAACACAAGTTTATTGACTGAAGTAGATGCAGAGGGAAACCCTGTATGTGATTTCTCACAAATTATAGAGGATAGTCCTGCAACTGTAAGAAAGTCATTAGATGGTACATTATTTATTGCTAAATTTATGGGTGAAACTCCATCTTTTTTAGAGGGGTTAGACCAATATACTCACGAGGAGATATTAGCAATAGTAAGAGGTTCTGATTGGACACCTGAACAAGAATAAAATAAATTATGGAAAATATACTAAGTGTAGATTTATCAAGTGAAACAAGTCCTGTCGTACAAGAAGTACGAGGGAGAGAATATATAGAGTATGGTACTGAGCATTGGAGAAACCTTTACCCTCAGTTCTTAATTGATCTATATTACAATTCTAGTACACACGCAGCTATTATAAACACTACTGCTGAAATGATTGCAGGAGAGGACATTTTAGTAGATGAGAATGAAAACCTAGAACAATTTGTAAAACTTAAAAAATTCTTTGCTGAAGCTAATGGTAAAGAAACACTACACGAAGTAATCAAAAAGATTTCATTTGACTTTAAGCTACAGGGTGCTTTTGCTTTACACATTATATGGAATAAAGCTAAGACAGAAATAGCTGAGATACACCACGTACCTGTAGAGAGAGTAAGAGCAGCAAAACCTAATGCTATGGGTAAAGTAGATTGCTACTATGTATGTGCAGATTGGAGTAACACAAGAACTAACAAACCTATGAAGTTAGCTGCTTTTAATACTAAGGACAGAACTAATCCTAGTCAGTTATTATATACAGGTTTATATAGTCCTAATATGGACATCTATCACACACCTGACTACCTAGCTGCAAATAATTGGGCTCTCGTTGACCAAAGGGTAGCTGAGTTCCATCTCAATAATATATCAAATGGCTTCTCGGGGTCTTATGTTATCAGTTTCGCAAATGGAATTCCATCTCAGGAAGAGAGATTTCAAATAGAAAGAAGTTTAGCTGAGAAGTTTACAGGTGCTAGTAATTCAGGAAAGTTTGTATTAACTTTTTCAGATGACAAAACTAGAACCCCTGAGATAACACCAATTACTGTAGCAAATCAGGACAAACAATATCTTGCACTCCAAGAACTTCTCGTACAAAACATACTTACAGGTCATAGAGTTACTTCTCCTATGCTTATGGGTATTAAAAACGACACAGGGCTAGGTTCTAATGTTGATGAGATGAATGCAGCTTTTGAGATATACTTAAACACAGTAGTTATACCTTTCCAAAAACATATAATAAAAACATTATCTAAAATATTTGAAGTTAATGGTATTAATATACCTTTCTCTTTTGTACAAGCTAAACCTATCACATCTAAGTTTACTATAGAAGATATGAAGGAAGTAATGACTGAAGATGAGATTAGAGAAGAACTAGGTCTAAAACCTTTAAGTGATGAAGAACTAACGGCAGAAGATGAAGATAACTACAACTTAGAAAAAGATTGTGATTGTGAAAAGAACAAAGATAAATGTGATAAGAGTTGTTATGATAAAACTGAGTTAGATGCTTTTTTAGAAACTGTAGAGGATATACCTGAAGGTTGGGAACTAATAGATGAAGAAGTTGTAGATGGAGAACACGCAGATTTTGACTTTGAAGCAGAACTAAATCAAATAGCTGCTGAGAAAATTGAATTAAGTACAGGGAGAGCAATACCTGATGCTAAATCGGATCAAGATGGTATATCTAAAAAGACATACGACTATTATAGAGTTAGATATGTATATGCAGAAGATGAGTTTTTAACTAGAAAGTCAGGTAAAAAAAGAGATTTTTGTCAACAGATGATGGCTGCAAAAAAATTATACAGAAAGGAAGATATTGATAGGATGTTTAAATTAAATAGAGATTTTTCTCCTAAAGGTACAGGTAAAGCAGGTTACGATAAATTTTTATATAAGGGAGGAAATAGCTGCCATCATTACTGGCTCAGACAGATTTTCCGTACAGAACTAGGTATATCTGTAAGTACAAAGATTAAAGATGCAGATTTAGTAGGATATACTAAAGCTAGGTCAGAAGGGTTTACTGCTAAAAGAAACGACAGGAGAGTAGCAATACCACCAAAAAGAATGAGAAATCAAGGAAGATTAAATAAATAAAAATATGGCATACGTACTATTCATATCAGAAGATAAACTAAAAGATTCTACGGCAATCAATATGAATGTAGATGTAGAGTTTTTATTACCTTTTGTAAAACAAGCACAAAAACTTTATGTAGAAACTAAGTTAGGTACAGACCTTAACCAAAAGATTAAAGACCTAATAACGGCAGGAACTATTAATGATCCTGCTAATGCTAATTACAAAACTTTATTAGATACTTATATAGGAGATATGCTACCTAATTTTGCGTTATATCACGCAATACCTTTTTTACGTTTTAAGATAGAGAATGGTAACATATACTCTAAGACATCAGAAAATGGAGTAGCTTTAACTACAGAAGAAGCACAACATCTTAGAAGTGAAGTATTAAATACAGGAGAGTATTATATGGAACGTATGATAGAATATATTAAGAACAACATCAGCTTGTTTCCTGAATACAATACAAACTCAGGTGCAGATGTATCTCCTGATAGCAACGCATACTATGCAGGAATGAATTTAGAAAGACCTAAAATGCAGGGAGATAGAATAACACTTAGAGATTTTTTAACACCTGATCTTACATAATGAAGAAAAGATATAAAGTAAAAGAAGTAAATAAGATTAAATTAAAAACATATTTGACAAATGCCAATACAAAAAACAGTACAGGACACACTAGAAGTAGCAGCAGTAAACGGAACAGTTCTAAGTGTAACAACATTTTCTAATTTAGAACTAGCACTAAAGATTATACTGCTAGTAATTTCAATAGCTTATACTGTAGATAAATGGTATAATCAAAAAAAGAAGAATGCCAAAAAAAATTAAATCTTATACAATTATTAAAAAAACTCCTACAAAACGTAAAGGAGTACATTCTAAAAATGCTTCCAAAGGTCAAGTTGGTTTCAAGAAAAAAAGTAGAGGGCAAGGTTAATCTTGTTCTTGAGAGAGAAATATTTACAGATAATTCTATAATAGGTAGATTGTATCTGAACGAAGAATATGTATGTGATACCTTAGAAAATCCATACATAAACAATGAACGCAATATAAGTTGTATACCTGAAGGTAAATACAATGTAAGGATGCGTACACCAAGAGAGAGTGCTACAAGAGATTATTTACATCTTTTAGTACAGGAAGTACCTGATAGAAGTTATATCCTATTTCACAAAGGTAATAGACCTGAACATACACAGGGTTGTATTCTAGTAGGAATGAACAATGAACAGGACTATGTTAGTAAGTCAGGGTATGCTATGGACTTTTTGATGAGGAGAATACTTAATTTAGGTGGCGAGAATATTAAATTATTAATAAAAAATAAATAAAATGAAAGAATATTTAATAATGACTATGTTAAAATCAAAGAAAGTATGGTACACAATAGCAGCTATGGTAGTACCTTTTATCGCAAGATCATTAGGCGTAGATGAAGTTCATGTTAGCGAAATATTTTGGGCTTTATTAGCACTACTAGGAGTTACAGGTTTACAGGACTTCGGTAAAGATGCGAAGTAATAGATACAGATTAAAACCACACGAGATACAAGTCATTCAAAAACTGCGAGAGCAAGAAGTAAGTAACGTATTAGTAATTGGAGATTTGCACGAACCTTTTTGTCTTGACTCGTATCTTGATTGGTGTATAGAACAATACCACACCTATAATTGCACGGAGATAGTGTTTATAGGCGATATAATAGACAATCACTACTCAAGTTACCACGAGACCTCAGCAGATGGAATGGGTGGCTTAGATGAACTAGAATTAGCTATTAAGAGAATTTCTAGGTGGTATGATGCTTTTCCTAAAGCAACTGTAATAATAGGAAACCACGATAGAATCATTATGCGTAAAGCACAGACAAGTGCAATACCAAGCAAATGGATTAAATCATATAAAGAAGTATTAGAAGTACCTGATTGGAACTTTGTAGAAAGATACGAACTTAATGGAGTTCAGTATATACACGGAGAAGGTGGTACTGCAAGAACAAAGTGTAGAGCAGATATGATGAACACAGTACAAGGACATCTACACACTCAAGCATATTGCGAACACTACGTTGGAAAAAACTTTAGAGTATTTGGTATGCAAGTAGGTTGTGGTATAAATCACAAGTCCTATGCTATGGCTTATGCTAAATATGGAAAGCGACCTGCCGTAGGTTGTGCAGTTATTCTTAATAATGGACAAACTCCATTAAACCTCTTAATGCCCTTATAATCATATATTAACATCTTAATTGTTAATAACTTATTTAATTACTTTGTTAATTAGCAAGTTAATTATTTATATATTTGTACCATAAAATAAAAATTATGAAAACAAACTATACAGTAATTAATAAAAAGTCAAACAATAGACATATACTTAATAATAAAGAAAAAGAAAACTTTTATAAAATTCAATGTAAGTATGATTATTACGAATTAAAAGAAGAAAAAGAATCATTCTTAGAAGAACTAGGTCTAGGTTTTTTAGCAGTAGCAATAGTTATTTGTCTAACTGAAATTATAATGAAATGGATATAAGTTACGAAGATTGGTTAAAAGGAACTTACGAGCATTGTATAGATCCTACATTAAATATATACGTTGATGAAGATACAAGATGTGTTATATGTGGAGATTATGATGAGTGTGGTTGTGAAGAAGAATGGAGTAATAAAAGTAATTGCTGCGAAGCAAAGATGGACACAGATTTAAAAATCTGTAGTAAATGTGGAGAGCATTGTGAAAGTGCTTGGGAATATGATAATAAATTAATAAATAAATAAATATGAAAAATAGTAAAGTAGTAAACGTACAAGGTTCAGGGATGTTTAAAGAACTATATGTATTTGAAGTAGAATTAGATAACGGAGATGTAGGTAAAATATATCGTAAGTCAAATGATTCTAAATTGTCTAATGGTCAAGATATTTCTTACACCATAAACGACAAAGGAAGTATTAAGATTGTAACAGATTATCAAAAGAATAATCAAAGTCAATCAAGTCCTAAACAAGATGATGTACAGAAACTTATTGTAAAGCAATCAAGTTTAAAAGCTGCTGTTGATTATGATAATAAATGTACACCTGAAGATGTACTTAAAAATGCACAAATGTTTTATGAATGGGTATGGGGATTAACTCCTACACAAAGTAAAATAAATAAAGTAGCTGAAAAGATAGATTCAGATTTACCATTTTAATATGACAGATAGAGAACAATTTGAACTAATTTGCGACCTTACTACAGAGATGGTAGGGTTGCAACAAGGTTCTTTAGCTTTTAACACTAGAAAACAAGAAGTGTTAATACCTAGAATGGTAGCATCAGTAATAGGAATTATGGCTAAAGATATTCACGTAACTGTTATTGCAGATATAATTAAAAAGGATCGTACTTCTGTATTGCATTACAAAAAATCACATAAATCTAATTATGCTAGTTTTCCTTATTATAGAAATATATTTAATAAAGTGTATAATGCTTATACTGAATCTGAAAAAATTAAAGTAGTTTTTCCTAATAGACACGAACTATGTAAATGTTTAATAGATGCAGGTATAAAGATTTCTGCTAAACCACAGGTTAAAATTAAGATAACAAGTGGTAAGGCAAAATATATGTTACCAACTACCTATTTGGAATTTTCAAATAATATTAATATAATTAAACACGCATTTAGAGAAGTTGATTACTCTACAGAAATTATAACATTATGAACGAAAAACCAAGCTACTACGCAATAATACCTGCAAACGTAAGGTACTCTGATCTAAAACCTAATGCTAAATTATTATACGGAGAGATAACTGCATTAAGTAATAAGCACGGCTTTTGCTTTGCTTCTAACAATTATTTTGCTGAATTGTATAACGTAAATAAAAATACTATAAGTTCTTGGATTTCAGAACTTAATAAAAAAGGTTTTATAACAGTTAAGATAGAAAGGGATTTAAGGAACGTAATCACGAAAAGATGTATAGGTATACTGAAAAACACGGAGAACCCTATACCGAAAATCACGGAGTATAATAATACAAGTATTAATACTACAAGTAATAATATATCTAAGAGGGAAGGTTTTGTTAATCACGTTATGTTTTTTGATTACCCTAAACAAATGAAAAAAGAGTTTATAGATTATTGGACAGAAAAAAGTTCTGATAGAGTTAATGCTAAAATGAGATATGAGAAACAAGCTACGTTTGATGTTAAGTTGCGACTTTCTCGTTGGGCAAAAAATTCTGCAAAGTGGGAAAGTAAAAAGACAGGTACTTCTAAATTAGATGCACAGATAGATGAATGGCAAAAAGCAAAGAACTTATTATGATAAAAGAATATAAGCAGATGATCTACTTAGAAAAGTTATATAAAAAAAATACTATAGATTTGGATAACTATTTTAAGTATAGTGGAAAGTTAGAGATAGGTAAAAAATTTAAAGAACCTAATGATTATGTATATGTACATAGGAGATTGATAAAAAATGATATGTCTAAATATAAATTTAAAAAATGAAAACATTAGAAAACGAAAACTTAAAAGAACTAACAGAAAAAACATTAGACCTAATTGCTAAGACATCAGTAGAGTTAGGACATAGAGCAGATGCAAAAACTATGGCATCACTTGCAAAAATATTAGCTGAAGATTTACAAAAAGAGAATAGATTTAGAAGAATGTATTTTAATCAAATACAAGATTCTTTTTATCAGGGTGTAAGGTTTTGTAGCTTTGATCCTTTTCTTAATATAAGAACTTTTTATCGTTGGATAATAGAACACAAGTTAAAAATTTCTGATGCTATTTATAGGACTGAAACTTTGAACCAGAAGAATGTAGAATTTTATCAACCACAATTAAAACAAATAAAATAGATATGAATTATAGTGAATATATAGGGATTAAAAGACAAGTGCAAAAAGCCCTAAAGAAAAATATTGAAATTTTAGTAGCAACAAAAGGTAAAGATAAAGATATTTGGGAAGGTGTTATGAATCTTGAAAAATGTATTGATTTGTTAGAAATAGTAGAAACACCACCAATTACAGATGAGGATGTAAAGAAATTTAAATCTTAAAACAAATAAAATGATAGATTTTTTAAGACACTTAACAGGATTGTGTGGAGAACCACATCCTAGTTTATTATCACTATTATTAGGAACTCCTGTATTAAGTTATGTAATTTATAAATTTAAAAAGAAAACTAAATGAAAACAATAACTATAACACAAGATGAAATTAAAACTGCAACTGATGCAATTAAATGGCATCTTAAAAATTATGGACATATAACAACGTGGGAAGCTATAACTGAATATGGCTATACAAGATTAGCTGATGTTATACATAAATTAAGAAAACAAGGTTACACTATACATAGCGAAGATGTACAAAAGATTACAAGGTTTAATATGAAAACTACTATAACAAGATATCTTTATTTTAAACCAAAACCACAATACGAACAAAAATTAATATGGGGGTAAAAAAACCTGTAAGTAAACTTAAAAAAGAATTAGATAGTTGGTTTTCTAAATACATTAGATTAAGAGATGCTACAGATATGGGAGTTGCACAATGTTTTACCTGTGGTAAAATAGATCATTACAAGAAACTACAAAACGGACACTTTCAATCTCGCAGACATCACAACACAAGATGGGATGAAAAGAACTGCCAAGTCCAATGTGTAAAGTGTAATATGTTTGGTCAAGGAGAGCAGTATAAGTTCGGAATGTATTTAGATGCTAAGTATGGATTAGGTACTGCTGAAGAATTAGAATATCTATCAAAGGTAAATGTAAAAATGATGCGAATAGATTATATAGAAAAGATAAGTTATTACAAAGACCTTGTTAATAAAATAAAAAAGGAAAAGAATATAGAGTGATTAATTTTCTATATTTGGGTATGGAGAAACCAATATTTGCAAACACTACACATCAAATAGTAGTAAACGATTATTTAAATCTGATGTTATCATTTGTAAAAGAAATTTCTTCAGAAACAAAATATAATAATTTTAAAGAAGTATTACAAGTTATAATAGAATATCATAATAGTTATGGTAAAGATGTAGATCAAGGTAATTGGGATGATTGGCTAACACTTATACCTTCGCATACATCAGTAATGGTAAACGGATATTTTGCAGGAATACAAACAAAAAGAAATTTAGAAGCTATAAGAGCATACAAACTATTACTAGACAATGCTTTAGAAATGGTAGTAAGAGATTTAAGAGATATAAAGAATAACAATGAATAAAATATATCAAGCAGTAGCAGATTGTAGAGAAACATTTGTAGAAATGTCTTATACCTACTCGCAAGATATAAACGAAATAGAAGAATGTGTACAAGAGTGTCTTATGTATTTTTTGCAAATGAATCCTCAAGTTCTTAAAGATATATATAATAAAGATGGACAGAAAGGATTAATAAGATATGGTGCAGTAGTATTAAGAAGAAGTTTTACATCAGTAAGAAGTCCTTACTATTATAAGTACAAGAAATATTATACTAACTTAGATGCACAAGCTAGTAGTATAACATACGACATTACAGAAACAGGAGAAATGTCAAACGAGAAACACCTATACAATATACCTAATCCTGAAGAATATCAACAATGGCAAAAGTTAGAACTTATTGATCAGGCATTAGAAAATGTATATTGGTATGACAGAGATGTATTTAAGTTGTACTACTACGAGGGTAACACATTAACAGGACTAGCAAAGAAAACAGGTATAAGTAGAAATAGCTTGTTCACGACTATAGACAAAGTAAGAGAATATCTAAAAGAAAAATTAGATGAGTAACTTTTTTGTAAAGAACGAGATGTATGAAGAACGCATAGCATTATGTAGGGAGTGTGTATATTACTTTAAACCTACAGGCACTTGTAAGGTGTGTTTATGTTTTATGAAAGTAAAAGCTAGGATAGGAGTAATGGAATGTCCACAGAAGTATTGGAGTAAGACAACAGAAGTAGAGAGACCTGATGACATACCTGAAGAACTAATAGAAGAATGTCTTTTGATTTGGGAAGATATAAAGACAGGGGTAGCAAAGAATGTAACAGTAAAAAAGAAAATGGTAGAGTTATACAACACAATATATGGTACTAGGTACAAACCTACGAGTAATTGTGGTACTTGTTTAAATAACTGTTTTCAAGGAATTAAACAAATAAAAGAAAAATATGGATAAAAAAATACCAGATTATTATATAGGAAAAAATCATAAATACGAAGCTAGAAAAGTAATATCTGATTGGGAATTAAATTGGAATATTGGTAATGCAGTAACGTATTTATTAAGAGCAAATTTTAAACACCATAGACCTGATGATTGTATAAAGAAAGCTATACATCATTTAGAATTTGAATTAGAGGAGTTAGAAGCAAAGAGAAAAAAGAATATAAGATTAAATCATATTTAAAATGTTATTATTTCAATGTAATAAATGTGAAATACAAAAGCAACTAAGTAAAGTTGTAATGAAAGTTATTGATGGTAAAATTTGTAATATAGGATCAGAGTGTCCTGAGTGTGGAGAATATATGCAAGAAGTAGAAAAAGAGTTTGGGGGTTTTCCAAATATAAGAAGAACAGAACCATCACTAAGTAAAAGAAAAGATAGAATGTGGAAGGAAACTAAAGAGAAACTTACAAGCTAATGAAATTTGTAATTCACGATAAAAAAGATAAGATGCAATTAGTAAACTATTTAAAAGATATGGAAAGCCCATATACTGTAGAGGTTAAGAAACACAGAAACACAAGATCAAACGTACAGAACAATTACTATTGGAAGTGTATAGTGCAAGTATTAGCTGAAGAACTCGGTTACTTTAATGATGAGATGCACGACATACTAAGGGCTAAGTTTTTAAACGAATGGGAAATGTTAGAGATAAACAATAAGAAGATAGGACTAAACAAGATAGTAAGTACAACATCTCTAAACACAAAAGCATTTGAAGTATATGCAGAACAAATAAGAATATGGGCATTGTCTGATCTAGGGATAAGATTAATGCTACCAAACGAATACCAATAATTTCTATTATATAATAGAATTGATTAATCAATTTATTTCAATTATGGACAAAAGAATAAACAATGGTGGTAAAAGAGAAGGTGCAGGTCGTAAAAGCAAGTCAGAAGAACAAAAGCTAATAGAGAACCTAACACCTATGAACCCTGATGCTTTGAAGTCATTAGAGATAGGTTTAAAGAATAAAGAACAATGGGCAGTAAAGTTATTCTTTGAATACTTTTATGGTAAACCACAACAAAGAGTTGATGTAACGAGTAATAGCGAAACATTAAACATACCAATAATAAACTTCGTTGAATCCGAAACTGAATAAAAAGTATAGTGCATTATTTTCATCTGACTGTAGGTATTATATAATTACAGGTGGTAGAGGATCAGGTAAGTCCTATGCAGTTACAGTATTCTTAACACTACTTACTATGTCGCAAGGTGTAAGAGTATTGTTTACAAGATATACAATGGTTTCTGCTCACTTATCTATTATACCTGAGTTTTTAGAAAAGATAGGTATATTAGGTTTAGACACAATCTTTAGTATAAATAAATCAGAAGTATTAAATACATCTACAAAAAGTGATATACTATTTAGAGGTATTAAGACATCATCAGGTAATCAAACTGCTTCTCTAAAATCTTTACAAGGTATTAACTGTTGGGTGCTTGATGAAGCTGAAGAACTTATTGATGAGAATATATTTGATACAATAGACCTTAGTATTAGAGAAAAGAAAGTACAAAATAGAATCATCTTAGTATTAAACCCTGTAACTAAAGAACATTGGATATATAAACGATTCTTTGAGGAGAGAGGCGTTTTAAGTGGATTTAACGGCATTAAGGACAATGTGTGCTATATACACTCTACATACTTAGATAATAAAGCTAACCTATCTAAAAGTTTCTTAGAAAGGATTTATAGAATTAAAAGCACTAACATTAAGAAGTATCAACACAAAATACTTGGGGGTTGGTTAGATAAAGCAGAAGGGGTTGTATTTGAGAATTGGACAATAGGTGAATTTAATCCTGACAACTTACAGACATCTTGTGGTATGGACTTTGGGTTTTCTGTTGATCCTGATTCACTAACAGAAGTAGCTATAGACAAAAAGAAAATGAAGATATATATAAGAGAGCATATATATCGTAATGGTTTAAAATCACACGAGTTAGCTAAGATAATATTAGAGAAGGTAGAAAACAAATTAATAATAGCAGATAGTGCAGAACCAAGATTGATAGAAGATTTAAGACACTTAGGGGTAAACATAAAACCTGTAAAGAAAGGAACTATAGAAAGTGGTGTAACTCGTATGCAAGATTATCAGTTAGTAGTTACTTCTGAATCAACAAACATAATTAAAGAGTTAAACAATTATGTCTATGCAGACAAAGGTAGTAAGCTATATGTAGATAGTTATAATCACGCAATAGATGGTATTAGGTATAATGTAATATATCACTTAGACAATCCTAATGCAGGTAGGTATTTCGTACAATAAGAAAAGGTGCAATTCCGAAGAATTACACCTTTGAAAAACAAAAACTTTTTGAAAACTTGGCAAACATAACGATTTTAAACTAAATAACAAATAATTCTATTATATATTATGCAAGTAAACATTAAGAAGGATGGTAAGAAAAATACTTACAATCTAATTAAGAGTTGGGAAGATGTAACACTTGAAAAATGGGCTAAACTTATTGATGGTAATAATAAGTCAAAACCTAAAGAAGCATTAGATACAATAACTATGTTATCAGACATACCGAGAAAACTTGTAAAAGAGTTAAGTATAAATGATGTATCTAATATTCTAAACAAGATAGCTGAGTTGCAAAACAAAGCTAAGGGAAGGTTAAAGAAGATAGTTAAGGTAGATGGAGTAGAGTATGGGTTTCATCCTGATCTGTCTGAGATAACACTCGGAGAGTACGCAGACATAGAAACATACATACAAGCAGGAATAGAAAACAACCTAGCTAAGATGATGGCAGTTCTTTATAGACCAATAGTAGAGAAGAATGGTAAACACTATACTATAAAGAGATATGATGGTAGCGAGGTTAGGATGAGGGCAGAGAAGTTTAAGAAGATGAAAGCAATAGATGTAAATAGCTGCTTGGTTTTTTTTTGGACTTTAGGCAACGAACTATCAACGATTTTGCCGTTGTATTTGATGGAACGGATGAAGGAAATGAAACAGTCAGTACAGATGAAAAGTTCGCAAAGAAGTGGGGATGGTTTGGAGTAATGTATAGATTGACAAATGGAGATATAAGTAAATTAGGTGCTATAACAAAGATGAATTTATATGAATGTTTAACTTGGCTAACTTATGAAGTTGATTTAAACGAAACAAAAAAAGTTAAGAGATGACACACTTTAAGAATTATAACAATACAATAGATACTCTAAAGCAGTTAGGAAATAATCAGTATCAGATTAAAACTGTAACAACAGGAGATATATTTGAGATTGACTTAGAAAAGAATACTCTATATCCATTAATGCACATCAATCCTGTAAACGCAGTAGCACAAAATAATCAAATGACTTTAAACTTTCAGATATTTGTAATGGACTTAGTTTTTCCTGATCAATCAAATGAACAAGAAGTATTATCAGATTGTTTAAGTATTTGTAATGACTTAATAGGTACACTAAAGAACGGAGAGAATTTATATCTGTCTAATGCAAGTCAAGGAGAAAGTCCTGCATACTTTACAGAAGGAGATATAACAATAGAGCCGTTTACAGAACGATTTGATAACTCAGTAAGTGGATGGGTGTTTACATTACCAATAATAATTGAGAATGACTATAACACTTGTATAGCACCACAAGCTACAACTTATGCAGGTAAATAATGTTTAAAATAAAAATAGGAAAATTAACAATACAACTAATACCACCAAAGATTACTTATGAACTATGAAGATATATTAGAGAAGCTAGAAGAAATTAGTATAGGACTAGAAAGCTATAATGACTATCCTGATTCAGCTAGTAATAATGCTAAGAGAGCAATAAAGTACAAAGAAGAAAACGGAAGTTCTTGTGGTACTAGGGTAGGATGGACTAGAGCAGGACAACTAGCAAGAAAAGAAAATATTAGTAGAGATACTATAGCAAGGATGGCTTCATTTAAAAGACACGAGCAACACGCAGATGTACCTTATAGCGAGGGCTGTGGAGGTCTAATGTACGATGCTTGGGGAGGGAAAAGTGGAGTAAATTGGGCAATAAATAAATTAAAACAAATAGATAAAAAATAATTATGGCAGATTTAACGACAACAGTAACAGAGAATGTTACAATCAATGGAAGTGTTAGGGGAAGCACAAATACAGTAACTACAACAGGTATAAACAACGTTTATGAGAGAGTGGTAACGTGTACTAGTTCACAAACTACACATATAGCAACTTTTAATACTAACTCTTATGGTTCAGCAGTTCAAATAGATAAAGAAGATGTTAGGTATATTAGAGTAACTAACTTAGATTCTACTAACTCATTAGAACTAGCAGTAGTAGGTGCAGCTACATTATACCAAGTATTACTTAAAGCAGGTCAATCACATATCTTATGTGCAGCAGAAGATGTTATGTTAGCAGAAGCAGATACATCTCCTAGCTTTGGTACTATGGCAGATTTAACTAGCTTACAGGTTAATCCTGCTGCTACTTTAGATGTAGAAATATTTGTAGCTAGTGTGTAATGGAAGCATTGGAACGATACTTAAATAGTTTCGGTAAGTATGTAGTAAAACAATCTAGGGCTAACCTAACAAGGAAGAAAAAAAATGTTAGTAAAGAATTATATAACTCCTTAGAATTTAAAGTTGTAAAAACTACCGAAGGTTTTAGTGTACAGTTCTTAATGGCAGATTATGGAACTTTTATAGACAAAGGAGTATCAGGTACTAAAAAAATAAATGAGTACACTACTTATGATGGCAGGAGAGTTGAAAGTCCATATAAATACAGAGGTAAAAGACCACCTATGAGTGTATTAGATAAGTGGATAGTTCGTAGAGGTATAGCACCTAGAAATGAACAAGGTAAATTTATATCTAGAAAAAGTTTACAGTATTTAATAGCTAACAAAATATATACACAAGGAATAAAAGGTATTAGTTTTTTTCAAAGGTCATTACAACTAGGATTAAAAGATTTTTACGAACAAGTAGGTAAAGCAATAAAAGTAGATATACTAAATAATTTAAGACAAATATAAAATGGCATTAACAATAGAACAAAAACCATTATACAAAACTTTAGCAGTAGGTCAAGATATAATATTTACTTTATCAGATCAAAATGTTATAATAAATAATTATCAACCTAAATATACGGCAGATGTTTATGTAAACGAAAAAATATCTGATTTATCATTAATAACATCTAAGATAGCTTCATTAAAAGTAACTCCTAACAATGCAGGTGTAGGTATATTTTCTTTAAATCCTATTTTAGAAAGCTATGTAAACACACAACACGAAGGTACTAATTTTGATAATAGGATATTTAGTTCTTACAAGACAGTAGGATATACTGACACTACACCACACCCTATTCATTTAATTGATAAGTATTCTAACAATGAAAATGTAGCTATTTACTTTAGAGTTGTATTTAATATGGAATATTACACAGATGCTGCATTAACTATATTTAGTACGGCTAAAAAAGTAATAACAGAAAACTATTTAGTATATAACGGAGTATTACAATCTGATGACATTATAAATCAATCAGGTGCAGATTATGGTTTTAATTTAAATTCTACTGATTTAGTATTTAATGATGATGGTAGTACACTTGGTAAGTTTTTAAGTAATGCACCTATAACACAAGAAGCAAGATTAAATGATTATGGTACACTATCATTTTTTAACTTTTTAAATGTATCAGAGAATAGCTTTCAAGTAGGTACAAATAATTCAGTTATTAATATGGTACAATTTATTCGTATCAAATTATATGATAGAGCAGGTGTACAACAAGGAAGTACAATACAAGTGAATACTACTATAGCAAATGGTAGTTTTAATAATAATAACGAATTTTCTAATACTAGAGTTATGTTCTTTGGTGCTTTCCCTGCTAACTTAGATGGATGGAGTACAGATTGGGATACACATAAAGCCAATACATCTTACTATACAGTACAAGCATTTGATGATCAAGAAGTAGCTATAAGTCAAATATATACAATAAACATTATATCTGATGACTGTAAAGGTTTTGAAAGTATTAGATTAACTTGGTTAAATCCTTACGGAACTTGGGATTACTATACATTCACTAAAAAGTCAGTTAGACAATTAGCTACTAATAGAACATCATATACACAATTAGGTGGTACTTGGAATAAGAGTACGTTTAGAATAGATGGATATAAAGGTGGACAGAAAAACTTTAGAGTAAACACTAAAGAGTTAATCCGTATAAATACTGACTACTTATTAGATGCAGATGCTATATGGTTTGAGGACTTAATAAATAGTCCTGAAGTATATATACTAAATGGCTACTCTAGTTCTGACACTTATGGTATGGTAAATAAATATGTAGAACCTGTAAGAGTAACTACATCAAGCTATACAAGAAAAAGCAAAGCAAACGACAAGCTAATACAATATACATTTGAGTTAGAAAAAACTAAAGTTAAAAGAACACAAAAAATATAATGAGTGTACAATTAGTATTATACCCACAATTTTATGATGGTTATATATCATCATCCTTTCCTGTTTTAAGTGAATACGTATCTGATGGTACGTTATTTTCGTTATTAAACAATTATACAGGATATGATGTACCTACTTCTTCTTTATTTCCTGCTTCAGATGCCGTAACTGCCGTACCTGCTATACCTGCTTGGAAAAGATTTAGAAGTACAAATCCATCTGCACAATTTGGTGTAGTTACAATGCCAACACAAATTTCTAACAAAATATATCTTTATTCTAACGCATCTTACACATCAAGTAGTGGGGTGTATCAAGAAATACAAAATCTTAACGTAGGTGTACAGTATGAGTTAAAAATAAACATAACACAAGCAGGTGCAGGTGGTACTTTGTTTATAGGTAATGGAATACTACTAAGTTCTGTAAATATGCTAGGTGGTTTAGTAACTTCAATATCTACTTCATCAGCAGGAACACAAACTATAAGTTTTACGGCAGCTAATACTGAAGAAGTTTTATTATTAGAATATAGAAATAACAATGGATCAACAATACATATAGATTCTATAAGTATCAAAGATGTAGTTAATCCACCTTCACAAACTTATGGAGAAGTATTTGATGGACAAGTAATATGCGACTTATACGAAGATGAAGACATACCATTAAGTTTATCTATTGATGATTTTAAAAATGTAGCTGAAAATGTACAAAGTTATTCTAAGGACTTTAACTTACCTGCAACTAAAAGAAATAATAAAATATTTGCACATATTTTTGAAGTAACTAAGACATATAAACAAATAGATAGTTTTAATCCTTATATAAAAACAAGATGTATTTTAAAACAAGATGGTTACGATATATTTCAAGGATATTTAAAACTATTAGACATAGTAAACAAAGAAGGAGAGATTAGCTATAGTGTAAATTTATTCTCAGAACCTGTAGCACTAAAAGATGTATTAGATAATAAGAAGTTTAGAGATTTAGATTTTACAGAGTTAGAACACGAATACAATAAAACAAATATTAAGGCAAGTTGGTATGATAGTACAGGTATAACTTTAAGATACCCATTATCTACTAATTCTAATGCTTATGATGCTACTTTAGGTGTAAACAATACTACAGTATTAAAATATCCTTTTGTTAATTGGATAGGTAGTTATGATAGAGATGCAAACGACAATATAATACTAGGAAGTTTAGAAGATGCTTTTAGACCTTTTATAAATTGTAAATACATACTAAAACAAATATTTGATGCTACACAATTTACATATACATCTGATTTCTTAGATGGTTCTGTATTTAGTAAAATGTATATGGACTTTAATTGGGGGGCAGGTAATGCACCTAATGATATAGAACATATAGGACAAGCACTTGCAACAACATCAGGTTATTTTATTACTACAACGTTTACTAATGTAAACTTTAACAGTAATACGTTTACTCCTGAGTTTGGTTTTGATATGGCTAATGATAAGTTTACTGCAACATCTGACAATACCATATATCAGTTTAATTGGGGAGTAGGTTTTAGTTGGGTAGTAACAGGTACATTAGCACAGGCACAATGGGTACATAAAAATAGTAGTGGTACTATATTAAATACTTTTGGTTATCCAGGTAGTGTAGGTATTAATACTTTAGGATTATCAGGTACTGTAACTGCTACATTAAATACTAACGATACATTAGAATTACAAGTATCAGCAGCTTCTAATAGTGCAGTAAAAGTTACAAGTGCATATATTAATGGTTCTGTAACTGTAGATCAAATAACTAATTCAGTTTTATTAAACACTTTAAGAGGAGATTTAGGACAATGGGAATATCTTAAAGGAATTATGAATATGTTTAACTTAGTTATGTTACAAGATAAAAACAATCCTAATAACATAGTTATAGAACCATATAAAGATGTATTTATAAGTAATACGGCAGGTACAACATTAGCAGCAAGAAGTATATTACACGATTGGACAGATAAAATAGATATAACAGAAATAAAACTATCTCCTTTAGAATTAGTAAAAACTACAATTTTTAAATACGAAGAAGATGAGGCATATCCTAATAATTTATACAAAAATATTGTTGAAGAAGATTATGGTAGTAAAACTTTTTCCGTTCCTGATTTTACTTTATTAGTAGGAGAAGAAGAAATAAAAGCTACACCTTTTGCAGCAACAGTAATAAAACCTATAGCAGATTATTTAGCAGATTTTATTATACCTGTTGTTTATTCATCTAATGATGACAATACAGAGTTTGAAAGTTATAATAATAAACCTAGAATACTATTTAAAATATCTTCTAGTCCTTATACTTTACCATCTACTGTTACTTATAAGATACCATCACAAAATGGTGTATCAGGAGAAGATGCAGACAAGTATTTAAGATTTAGCCACACTACTGCTTTACCATCAACATCAACAGATACAGATTTAAATTTTGGAGAAACACAATTAATAGGAATAGGTACATCTCCTGAAGATAATTTATACAATACTTATTGGTCTCCTTACTATGATGAGTTATACAATCCTGATACAAGATATATGACTTTAAAGGTAAACCTTAACGCATCAGATATTAATCAATTTAACTTTTATGATAAGGTAATGATTAAGAATAGAGAATACCGAGTTAATAAAATAGATTACAAACCTAATGACTTATCTACTGTTGAATTTATACTAATACCATAATGAATTACAAGAAAGGATATAATATAAAACCAAAAGAAGTTCTAAGAACTGGAGAGATTTTATTTACTGATGGTACAAATGATGTAATACCTAATCAGGCAGCTTGTGAGGCATACGGATATACTTATAATGCAGCTACAGGTACTTGTACTGCTTTTAAATATGATTCTACTTTAGAAAGGAAGTTTAACAACATACATAATAACGTAAGTGGTGGTGTAACTGACAATGGTACACAACATACTATACTAAATGGTCAGCAACACATTACAAAAGGTAATAATTTTAATAATATAATAAACGGAGAAAAACATCAGATAGAAAGTACAATAAAAAATGCTAATCTATTATCAGGATCGTATGGTAACATACAAAATCAAGGAGAAGTAGTAATGGCAGGTGGTGGCTTTGGTAGTACGTTAGCTTTAGCACAAACATATTTTGTACAACAATCAGGTAATACTACAGATGGTACACAAACATCTTTATATACTCAAAATATTACTAATAAATTTATAGAAAAAGTAAAAAACTCTGTAATAGGATTTGAAGCAAATGTAATAGGTGTAAATACTGGTGTAGGCGAAGGTAGTGCAGGAGAATATGGTTATGTACAAATAACAGGTGCAGTAAAGTTTACTAACGGCTTGGCTTCTACATATCATCAATCTACAACACATATAGTACAGTCAGGACATAGTGGTATGAATATAACGGCAGTAATGAAAGATGCAACGGCTACTTCTTTTGGTGTAGCAGTAACAGGATTAGAAGAAACGTATATACAATGGACTGCCGAAGTAAAACTATGGCAAAATAAAATAACACAAACTTTTTAATTATGGCAGACAAGACATTAGAAATGGAAGTGAAGTCAAATATTGGCGAAGTAGCTGAACAAACAGAAAAATTAGCAGATTCTACAAAAAATGCACAAGGTGGTTTTAAAGGTATAACAAAAACTGTTAGAGGTTTAGGTAATGCTTTAAAAGCAGCAGGTATAGGTTTAATAGTAGCTTTATTTGCTAAGTTAATGGATGTATTTAGACAAAACCAAAAAGTATTAGATTTCTTTAATATAGCTATGGAAAGTTTGTCTATTGCTTTTAATGATCTATTTAAGTTTTTAGAAAATAACATAGGTGCAGTAACAGGTTTCTTTAAAGATATATTTGAAAATCCTAAAGAAAAAATTGAACAATTTGGTAAATCTATAAAAGAAAATCTTATAGAAAGGTTTGAAAGTTTAATGGACACTTTTGGACACTTGGGCAAAGCATTAAAACATTTGTTTGCAGGAGAGTTTGAAGAAGCATGGGGAAGTGTAAAAGATGCAGGTAAAGAAAGTATAGATGTTATGACAGGTGTAGATAATAGTGTAGATAAAATAACTGAAACTGTTACTACTGCAACTGAGGCAATAAAAAAATACGCAAAATCCACTATAGATACTGCTACTAATATGGTAGAGTTAAGAAAAGAAAGTGAACTTGCACAGGTACAAGTACAAGGGCTTATAGAAGAATACGACAGACAAGCAGAAAAGCTAAGACAAGTTAGGGATGATGAAACTAAGACATTTGAAGAAAGAATAGCAGCAAATGAGGAGTTAGGTAGAGTTTTAAAAGAGCAAGAAGAAGAAATGCTGAAACTAATTGATATTAGAATAAAAGAAGCTGAATTAGATTTAGCAAAAAATGATAGTGTTGAAAATCAAATTAAATTACAAGAAGCATTAAATGAAAAGAAAGCAGTAGAAGCACAGATTACAGGTTTTCAATCTGAGCAACTTACTAACCAAGTATCATTACAAAAAGAACAGACACAAGTAGCTTTAGAGAACGCAGAAGCACAACTACAGGCATATAGCGACCTAGCAGGTGCATTAAGCAGTTTAGCAGGAGAGAATAAAGCATTAGCAGTAGCACAAGCAACTATAGATACTTATGCAGGTGCAACTAAGGCATTTGCACAAGGTGGTGTAACAGGTTTTGTAAGTGGGGCAGCTATTATTGCAGCAGGATTGTCTAATATTAGAAAAATACTATCTGTAGATGTAGGAAGTAGTGGTGGTGGAGGTAGTAGTGCATTACCATCAGAAACAGGAACTCCTGCACCTGAGATGTTAAGTGGTGCATTTACATTAGGAACTCCTGAGCAGCAACCTGTACAAGCATACGTAGTTACTGATGATATGACTAACAACCAAAACAAGTTAGCTAATATCCGTAGAAGGGCTACTATTTAAAAATCAAATAAATTATTAAATAATCTATTATATACTATGAAAAGAAAAGCAACTAAAATTATAGAACTTGTAATTTCTGATGAAAGCCAAGAATTAACAATAGATGCTATCAGTTTAGTTACAAGTCCTGCAATAGAGCAAGATTTTGTATTTTTCGGTAAGGACAAGAACAATCTTACACTAGCTAAGATAGATGAAGAAAAAAGAATGCTAGTAAGTCCTGCATTAATACCAAACAAACAAATATTTAGATATGATCCTAATACTGACAGTAATTACTATGTATATTTCTCAAAAGAAACAGTAAGACAAGCTAGTGAGTTATATCTAAAGCATAACAACCACCATAAAGCTAAGTATAGAGGGCTACTTTATTAATAAAATGGAAAAAATGGGTAAACAACAATTTTCAAACGAAGAAATAAGAGAAGCAATAAAAGAATTGTTAAGTGTGCAGAAAGTAGAATTAGCATATACCTTAAAACAGTTAGCAAATTTTAAATCTGAGGTAATAGAATATACTGATGCAATAGAAAAATTTGGTAAACAAAAAGAAAAAATAGAAGATGCTATATCTGAATCAACAAGTGATGGTAATAGTGCATTTAGAAATTTAGATGCTGCAATAAAAGAAATAAAACCTATTATGAAAGATTTAGGATTACCTAATGCTAAAGAAACACAAGGTGTAGATAAAATATTAAGTAAATACAAACAAATTGTAAAAAAATATTCATAATATGAGAGAAGATATACTACAAGCATTAAGCGAACTAATAAAAGAAAAGACAGAACTAAAAGCTGAAAAGATTGAGTTGGGTGCTATTGATGATTTAAAAAAAATTGCAGATAATTTTTCTAAAATTGTAAATGAAGAAGCAGTTGTAATGAAAAAAGTATTTAAAGCAGAAAATGAATTAAAACAAATAATAAAAAATTTAGAAGATTTATTTAAAAAAAGTCAAAATATTTATTCAAAAGTAGAAAAACAAGCAAAAGAATTAGGTATAAATATAAAAAATGTTGATTTATTAAATAAAGGAAGTATTTTAAGATTATTAGACACAGGGAATAAAACAATACAAAATGCTAAATCTAATTTAAATAAATTACAAAATATTGAGTAATATACAAAAATCAAACAAACAATAATTAATTCTATTATATAAAAAAAAGACAAATGGATTTAAAACAACAAATATTAGTAGCACTTGGTCTTGACAAGCAAGAAGAAGTGAGTTTAGAGTTTCAAGCGAAACTTGAAGATGGTACTATAATAGTTTCTACTGCTGATTCATTAGAAGCAGGAGTGGATGTATCAGTTCTTACAGAAGATGGAACAACTATGTTACTTCCTGTTGGAGAATATAAGACCGAAGATGGTCAAGGTTTTTCTGTTGAAGTTGAAGGTGTAGTTGCTGAACTTTACGAAAAAGAAGAAGAAGTAGTAGAAGAAGAAGCTACAGAAGAAACTGAAAAGGAAGAAATGAACGAAGAAATTACTGAAGAAGTTGAAGAAACAGAAGCAGTA